CCCCGGTTCACGTCCTGGGCGCAAGTAATTGCTACCTGCGATAGAACGAATCGCGGGCCGAAGCTGTTCAGAAAAGGCTTCGGCACGCGGCGATCGTAGAAATGAATTATGAAGAGCGAAGAGCTGACGTACGTCTGTCAGCCTTTCGTCTAGATGCACAGGACGAACGTCCTGCCCCTCGTACCAATCGGCTCCACACGATTCGCGGAACGGACCCGTAATAAACGTCTTGTCAACGTTAGTACGGAAGCCCATATCTCGTAATATTTCTACTACGAGTAGCGCAGTATTCTGGCGAACGATGATGTCATCTCCGTAAACGGAGAAATCGTCATCGTCACCAGTAGCCTGCGCGGCCGCGTGGCAGACACTAGCGTAAATCAGTGTCTGGAGTGGAAAGCAAAAACCATTCCCCATACTACAGAACTTCTCATACCTTTGAGGAGAGCTGTCCGGTAGCTTATAAAAAGTGGAACGAATATCATCCAGATACTCGAACCACTCCGGGGGTAATAACGCCTTGGCAACCTCCGTCGAAAGTGAATCCGACGCGGCCGCTAGGTCTATGGTTACATAGGGATTGAAAAGACCTTTGGAACCCAGTTTCGCGAGATTCTGGTTTTTCCGCTGGTCTGACAGATCGATACCGAAGCGCTGCAAGCAGCGCCGAAGATACTGATCCGTCCCCTTTTGTACCAACCCGTTAAGGAATGGCTCCACAGCTATACTACGATGAGTTTTCGCTGTCTTTGGCACAAAGCTTATCTGGTTATAGTTTACAAACTGTACCTTCTCTCTCACCCGTTCAACGAATTGAACGGGATCATAGCACTTGATTGCACCCGGGAGGATGCAATCTCGAACCTGGATATTATTCCAAAGAGTTGGTATAGCGTACTGAAGAGCCGAAGGCGTACATGTCCAATGCTTCGCGAAGATTTTCCGCGCGACATTGGTCTTATCACCATGTATTCCTAGGCTGGCTCCCGACGTAAGGTCTGCCTCATCATAGATCTTCTGCATATCGGGGGTAAGCCCTATACACTTCTGAATCCAATTCCGCATGACCGCGTAGTGTTGCGCGCGGTGATCCCATCGTAAACGACGGGCACGGAATTTGCGGTTAACCCACTTGCACTTGTGCTCGGCCGTCTTGAAAGACTTGACGGCTTTGACCTCCGGATTTAACTCCGGGATCTCGGCACTTGTGAACGGGTATTTCCTGATGAGAGCTGCAATCTGAGCATCGGCATAATAAGAAGCCGCTCCC